TTTGCAAATTGGTTCAACGACACTTCGTCGTTATTCCACAATGCAAGTGGTGCGTCGCGAGCTGTGTACTTTAATCGCCAGGTGCTGAACAACTATCCAATCCCTGATCTTCCACGTTTTAAGGCAGTCTTGGGTTCGGGGCGTTTACTCAACGCCGCCGCCTTGCTTTCGCAGCATATCGGCAAATAGAGTCGAAGTCACTTATCGGTGACCCGTACCATTCTCTTTTCAAAGAAGGACCTGACCCTTATGTCAGCTGTTGCGAACATTGTTCTCGCGGACGCACTGGGGACCCCAGTGAATCACACGTTTATCCCCCTCGGCCCGGATATGCGTGGTGTTTGGTGGTTCGAGGATCAGACCGGTAGCTCGACTATCGGCTACAATCGGATCAGCTTGCACCTCACGCGCTCCGGCAATCCGCCTCCTGGAAGCAATTCCAAAGAACGGATGAATCGCGTCAAGATTGGCATCCACGTGCCCACTCTTGAAACGCTCGGTACTTCGGATGCGGGTATTACCCCGCCGCCGACTGTGTCGTACGTTACCAGGTGTGCTGTGGAGTTCATTCTCCCTGAGCAGAACTCGCTCCAGAACCGTCAGGATCTGCGCAAGTATGCTCAGTACCTTTTGGCCGAAACGCAAGTGACGGCCATGGTTGAGACTCTTCAGAATGTCTATTGACATCTGAGGTCGGTCTGTTTGCGAACAGTCCGAGAACATAAACCAACTTGGTATACACAATGACTAACTGTCATATAGACGAAGTTTTCTTCGCTCTGTGTAAGTCCGTCGATACGCCCGTTTCCTTGGGGTGCTGGCTTAAGTATAAGTATTCTCATACCGAGCTGGCATCGTGCTCAATTGAGCCAGGGGACTATAGTGACTTTCGCAGTTTCTACCTTGATTATATCTGTGTTTCATATCTGAGCAAACACTCAGATTTGGACACAGGCATAGACTTGGAAGAAGTTGCTCTTCAGAAATTCACATCTTCTGAAGTTCTTTGTCTCGAAACCAACTCTCGCCTTGTTTCCGCGATCGGGTCTAGGACCCGATTCGAACCGTATATTCATGCGGCCCGAAGAAAAATCGCAAAACTTCTCGGCGAGTTCTCGGAATCTAAGATAAAGGACCACTATGGGTGGGGCCCAGGCGCGACTACAGACCTTCGTAGGTCTCAGGCGCAACTGGATCGCAAGATGTGCGAACTACCAATACCGGTAACCGCTTCCGCCAGGTCATTGTTGGCCCGCGAAATCGGAAACGACCTTCATTGGTCGGCTCAAATTCTTGGCACTTTTCCTGAAGGAGATTTCTCCTTTATGCCGAGTGTCTTCCTTCTGAACGAGGAATGTAGAATTGAGACGGTACCTAAGAATGCTAAGACGCACCGCGTCATAGCAATCGAAAACCGCGGCAATTCCTTTCTCCAAAAAGGTTTTGGCGGTTATTTCCGTAGGAGACTTCGGAAAGTCGGTGTTGACCTGGATGACCAGGGGATCAACCAAGAGATGGCTCGTCTAGCCTTCTCGGACGGATTCTCAACTCTCGATATGAGAGCTGCATCTGACACCGTATCTATAGAAGTCGTTTGGCTTCTACTTCCTTATGACTGGGCCGCATCTCTCGATGCAGTCCGAAGCCGTTTTGCTAAGCAAAAAGACGGTTCTGTCATAAAGTTGCAAAAGTTTTCCTCCATGGGAAATGGTTGCACTTTTGAGCTAGAGTCTCTCATTTTCTGGGCGCTTGCCCAGGTTGTGAGTGATGCTATCTCTGGGAAACGAGTGACCATCTACGGAGATGA